TACCCTGGCTCATTGTTGGTGTCTTGGTCTCATTATTCGGTACATACCGAGTGGGCCACCACTATGGGTGGCTGGAGCGCGACAATGACATGAAGATTGCCATTGCCCAAAAGAATGAAGAGGCCAGAGCTACCGAGCAAAAACTTAATGAGCAATTAAATGCAAACGCAACCAAGTTACAGGAGACCACTAATGTCATCAATCAAAAGCAGTCTGCCCTTGATCGTGCTATTCGCTCTGGCAGGGTGCGCATCTCAGCCCCCAGTTGTGTTCAAGCCAGCGCAAGTGCCACCATTACCGCCCCAGATAGCAAAGAAGCAGGAAGCCAATCTGACAGACCGGCTGACCCAGCTCCTGATGCCGAGCGAGAAACCCTCCAAGCCATTGCCGAAATAGTGGCCCAAGGTGACAGGAACACGGCCCAGCTCAATGCCTGCATTGATGCCTATAACGAAGTAAGGAGTTTGGTCAATGGTCAATAGTCAGCAACTTAAAGAACTGCACATTGGTCCAGAGTGGGTCGATGCGCTCAATGAGACATTCCAGCGCTTTGACATTTCAACGCCATTGCGTCAGGCTGCATTCATTGGCCAGTGCGGCCATGAGTGCGGTAATTTCAAAATGCTAAAAGAGGGTCTGTCATATTCTGCTGCCGGACTGATGAAGACATGGCCCAAGCGCTTTGATGCGGCCAAGGCCCAAGCCTGCCAGAGAAATCCAAAGCTCATTGCCACAGTCGTTTACAGCAACAGAATGGGCAACCGAGATGAGGCAAGTGGGGATGCCTGGCGCTTTATTGGCCGAGGATGCATCCAGCTGACTGGCGCTAGTTCGTATTTCCACGCTGGCAAGGCGCTGGGTGTTGACTTCTGGGCCAACCCCGAACTGGTGGCCACACCCCAGTATGCTGCGCTGACTGCCGGATGGTTCTGGGACACCCACAAGCTCAACCAGTATGCAGACAACCAAGACTATCGGACCATGACCAAAAAGATCAATGGCGGCTTTATTGGCCTAGACGACCGCATTAAGCACATCAACCATGCCCTGTCTGTCCTGACATAATTGAGCCATGGCCAATGTCAAGCAACAATTAGAGTCTCCATCTATACCAAGTCTGGGATACCCACCAGACCTGTATGAGCGCAGGCACTTTAATGAGAACTATGGCTCCTTAAATGTTTTCTTTAGAAAACTGACCACAGCGCTTGGCTCATTGTTTGGACCAAGAGGGACTCGGTTCATGTATGCCCCACTTGGTGCATTCCAAAGCACTGTAGACCAAACGGCAGCAGCGGCCAACACGGCCTATGCCATGACACTGAATACGACCGACTACGCCAGTGGCGTGAGTGTGGCCAGTAATTCACGGATCACAGTGACTGACGCTGGCATTTTTAATTTGCAGTGGTCTGGCCAGTTTGAGAATCCTGACACTCAGGACCATGATGTCAGGGTCTGGCTCAAGATCAATGGGACTGTGGTCACTGGCTCAACTGGATTCTTTGCAGTGCCAAGCAAGCACGGGTCTGTCAATGGCCACACACTGGTCGGCTGGAATTACTTTTTGAGCTTGAACGCAAACGATTATGTTGAATTATGGTGGGAGACTGACAGCACTCAGGTGAGCATTCAAGCCTATGCTGCCGCAGGAAATTACCCCTCAACGGCCTCACTTATTGCGACAATGACATTTGTCTCAAACATTACCTAAACACTGCCATGTACATACCCCTTAAATTACCCCCAGGCATTTATAGAAACGGCACTGAGTACCAGTCAGCAGGCCGGTGGTTTGATGCAAACTTGGTCCGATGGTTCGAGAATACTTTGAGGCCCATGGGTGGGTGGCGACTGAGATCAAGCCAGCAGTTCAGCGGTATGTGCCGAGGACTCATTACCTGGCGCGACAATGGCGGCACGCGATGGATTGCGGCTGGTACGCACACAAAGCTCTATGTGATGAGTGACGCTGGAGTCCGAAAGGAAATCAGCCCGACTGGCCTTGCTGGCGGCATTGCTGATGCCAGCAATGTCACGGGTTATGGATACAGCACCTATGGAAACTATGCCTATGGTGTGGCACGGCCTGACACTGGCAACACCATCCCAGCCACCACCTGGTCATTTGACACATGGGGCGAGTATTTGATTGCCTGCTCAAGCACAGACGGGATGCTGTACGAATGGCAATTGGGATTCACTACGCCAACACTTGCGGCCAGAATTACCAATTCACCAGCGGGTAACAAGGCCGTGCTGGTGACTGCCGAGCGCATCATGTTTGCCCTTGGCTCTGATGGCAATCCAAGAAAAGTGTCATGGTGCGACCAAGAGGACAATACAGTCTGGTCACCGGCAGGCAACAATCTGGCCGGTGACTATGAGTTGACAACGCCTGGCACACTCTTGGCCGGCAAGCGCGTCAAGGGTGTCAATCTACTGTTTACAGATGTGGATGTCCACACGGCCCAGTATGTTGGCGCTCCATTTGTGTATGGCTTTGAGAAGGCTGGCTCTGGATGCGGTCTCATTTCAGCCCAGTCTGTGGCGGCCATTGACACTGCTGCCATTTGGATGAGCAAGTCTGGCTTTTGGATTTATGACGGCTATGTCAAGCCACTGCCATGCGATGTGTCTGACTACATCTTCAATAACATGAACTTTAACCAGGCATCCAAAGTCTATGCGGTCCACAATAGCAAGTTTGGTGAGATTTGGTGGTACTACCCAAGCGGTGGAAGCAATGAGAATGACAGCTATGTCACCTATAACTACAGAGAGCAGCACTGGAACATAGGATTGTTGGCCAGAACTGCTGGCACTGATGCCGGAGTGTTTACCAACCCCATGGCCGTGTCTACCGATGGTTATGTCTATGAGCATGAGGTTGGCTTTGCTTATGACAGTGCCAGCGTCTACGCTGAGTCTGGGCCAATACAGCTGGGCAATGGCGACAACATCATGTCTGTCAGGCAAGTTGTGCCAGATGAGCAGACGCTGGGTGAGGCGGTGGTTTCATTCAAAACCCGCAATTACCCCACTGGTGCGCAGTCTACATTTGGACCATACACGGCAGCCAACCCGACTGATGTCCGGTTTTCTGGCCGACAAGTCAATGTGAAGGTGACTGGTGCGGTATTGGCTGACTGGCGAATTGGGGTGATGCGTCTTGATGCCGTGCCATCCAGCAAGCGATGAGTGATCAGGAACATTTGGAGAGGCTACGCCACCATGTGGAGGCGGCATTAGAATACTCTGGAGGCACACATAATTTTGACGATGTCGCTGAGATGGTTGAAAAGCAGCAATTACAGCTGTGGCCGGCCAAGGACTCGGTGGTGTTGACAGAGATCATTGTCTATCCCAGGCTAAAGAATTTGCATTACTTCTTGGCTGGTGGCGACCTAGATGAACTCTCACGGATGAGACCAATGATCGAATCCTGGGGCAAGTCTATTGGCTGCACCAGAGTGACCTTGGCAGGCCGCAGAGGCTGGTCAAAGACATTTTTGAAAGACGAAGGCTACAGTCCACAATGGTCTGTACTTGCAAAAGATTTATAGGGGATAGATATGGCTTCAGCTGGACTTGCATGGTCACTAGCAAATGGTATTACTGAGGCGGAGTATTACGAAAACTTGCGCAAATCTTTAATCACTGCCACAGAAAATGGTGTCAGTGATGCAACCATTGCCAAAGAGATGGAAAAGTATGGCATCAGCGCGGCTGATCTGGCCAAGGCCACTGGTGTGGCGACTGAAGTTGTTCAAACCAAAATAGATGCTGTCACAACACCAGGTCTTTTGGATACCGCAGAAGATGTCGTAACTCCTCCTGCTACAAGTGGAGCAAAAACTGTCACAGCCACTGGCGGTGGTGGCGGTGGTCTTTTGACTCCAGATGCTGTGACCCCTGTTCCTCCTGTTGCAGTAGCACCAGTGACACCTCCTGTGGTGACACCTCCTGTAGTTACAGCTCCAGTGACACCACCAGTGACACCACCAGTGGTTACAGCTCCAGTGACACCTCCAGTGGTCAGGCTACCCACTACGCCAATCACAAACAATTCACCAGGTCTTTTGACTCCAACGACACCAGTGACACCTCCAGTGGTCGCGCCTCCAGTGGTGGCGGCTCCAGTCACGCCTCCAGTAGTGGCAGCACCAGCGACTCCCACACGATCAGCTGGTCTGACCTGGTCATTGAACAATGGCATCACTGAGCAGCAGTACTATAAAAAGGTCGCTGACGATTACAAGAGAGCCGTGTCTGAAGGTTTAACCGATGCCCAAATTAGAAGCACCATGGACCAGTACGGCATCAGCGCTGCTGACTTGGCCACAGCTACCGGCTCAGACCTTAAAAAGGTCGAGGAAAGAGTGACTGCGGCAGTGCCAAAAACACCAGCTGAAATTGAATACGATAAGGCTGCAAAGGCAGAACTGGCCAAAAGACAAGCTCTAGCAGATGCTGAGAAAAAAGTAAATGAAGAGAAGTACAAAGAGCAGCAGAGACTGAACAAACTCGCAGACGAAGAGCAGAAAAGAAAAAATGCTCTTGACTATGCTGCACAGCAAAAGGCTCTGGCCGATGCAGAGCGAGCCAAATTAGATGCGCTTAGAACGCCAGAAACAAATCCATTCATAAACGCTGGACCAATAAACCCAGAGCTACCACCTGGTCAAGTTGGCTTTACACAACCCACACAACCCGAGACTGGGCCTCTGACCTTTGAGGAAAACTTAAAGAATTACCAGTCAATCCCAGTTGGTGCGCAGTACAACCCATTTGCGGTTGGCGGCACTGGCTCGCCCTACAGCCAGATCATGGCTCAAGCAAAGCCATTGGGCAACCCATATGCCAACGCTTTGGCTGGTCAGTCCATGGGCGGCTTTAACCCAGCTCTGTATGCCCAAGCGGCTGCGACTTATAAGGCAGAGGCTGATGCAGCAGCTGCGGCTGCGGCATCAGACCCTGGGCAAATATCTGACGGATTGGCCAAGGGCGGCATGGTCCATGGCGGCTTGATGTTTGGGCCAAACCCTCCTGGTCCAGATGATGGCGCTGTCAATCTTGATGTTGGCGAGTATGTGATCAAGAAGTCTTCAGTCAATAAGTACGGCAAGGGACTTCTGGACATGATCAATGAAGGCAAAATACCCGCAAAGAAAATTAGATCGTTACTGGATTAAAGGAAAATATCATGTCAAAAGGTGGAAGCACAACCTCAACAAGCTCAATTGATCCACAGATCAAAAGCGCATTCCTGTCCAACTTTGAGCAGGCCAAGAATGTGGCCGGTGCATTGCCGGTCCAGCAGTTTGCAGGCTATAACCCCCTGCAACTGGCAGGCGAGGAGGCTCTGGTCAACACATCCCTTGCTGGCCCAGGCATTGCCGGCACAGACTTGGCGGCTCAGATGGCTGCCACAAACAGCCTTTATCAGCCCTCTGTCCTTAAAGCGCAGCAGACCAATTTGGGCATGAGTGGCCCAGGCTCTATTGCCTCATACATGAATCCCTATACAGAGTCTGTGCGCAAGAACGCATTGGCTGACCTTGAGTCTTCACGCCAGATGGCAGTGCAGCAAACTGGTGAGCGTGCAGCGGCTGCCAAGGCTTTTGGTGGATCACGCCAAGCAGTGGCCGAAAGCCTGACCAATACTGGCTTCGCCAAGCAGGCTGGCGACCTTGGCACTAGGCTCAACGAGCAGGCATTCAATCAGGCCATGGCTTTGCAGCAGGCCGACATTGGCCGGATGTCAGCAGCAGACATTGCCAACCAGCAAGCAGGCTTGCAAGGTGCGCAATTGCGTCTTTCTGGCACTGGCCAGCTTGGAAGTCTTGCGGCCCAGCAGCAGGCATTGCGTCTTGGTGGCGCTCAAAACGTCATGGCCGCTGGTGGTGCGCGTCAGGCCCAAGAGCAGCAACGCATGGATGCAATCCGAAACATTGGCCTCCAGCGCCTTGGTGTGGTGCAGTCTTCACTGGGTGCGCAACCTGCCAATCTTGGCCAAGTGGTCTCAACACCATACAGCCAGAATGTCGGTGCTGGTCTGCTTGGTGGTGCATTGGCAGGCTCTCAATTGGCTGGTGCTGCCGGTCTCTCTGGTGGCGCTGGTGCTGGCCTTGGTGCATTGATCTCTCTGATCTAACATGAGACAAAACCCAACCCCAGAGCCACAAAGCTACGCTGACGCGCAGCTCATGGCTTTGCTTGATCCATCAAGCAAGCGTGACACCATCCTGATCACGCCTGGATCACCTATGCCCTCACGCATCCCTGATGGGTTGACAGTGGCTCAGACAAGCCGAGGCATTGTGATCACCAGTGACCCAGCAAAGGTCAGGATCATTGACCAAGGGTCTGAGCGCGATGTGGGCATGGCATTGTTTGGCTATGCATACGATCAGGCCAATGGCTTTGACAATGTGGCGGTGGCAAGAGACAGGGCTGGAACACCGGTGGCAGAACTGGCCATCAAGCCTGGTCAAGAAAGACAGGCCATGCGTGCGGCATCTTTGCTTGCACCAGATACAGGATCAACTAACATGATGAGCAGGGGCGATGTGGTCAGCACACGCCTCAAAGGTTTATTGGATTAAGGTGGAAATATGGCGACTCAATTTGATGTAGGCAGCATTTTTGGCAATATGTTTGGCGGTGGCGGCACGCCAACTGGGCTTGATGCATTGCTGACAGAAGAGCAGCGCAAACTGCTAGGCCGTAATGCTGCACTGTCAGCAGCTGGTGCATTGCTTCAGGCCAGTGGCCGAAGTGCAGTGCCAATCAGCATGGGCCAAGCACTTGGATCAGCTTTGCAGGCTGGCCAGCAAGGTTATCAACAAGCTAGAGCTGGCTCACTGCAAGACTTAATGCTTGGTGAAAAGCTGAAGGAGTCGCAGGCAGATCGTGCGCGTGACGTAGATTATTTTTCAATGCTAAAGGCGGCAGGCCAACCAGCACAACCAATGACACCAAGCGCTCAAATGCCTATGCCAACGGCAGACATTGATGGCCCTGGCGTGCAAGTGTTTGCACCAGACGCACCTAGAGCAGCTGCACCAGCGCCTGCGCCAAACATCTTTGCTAACTTAACACCAGAGCAGCGCACACTGCTGGCCGGTATGCCTCGCAAAGAGGGCGCAAAGTTTTTGCTTGAAACTACGAAGCCAGAGGCTACTCCAGAGAACATCAAGACTTTGAGAGCATTGGGCCTACCCGTGACACTGGAAGGCTTGCGTCAACTGGACAAGCCAGAGCCATCACCAGTTGAGTCGCGTTTGCTTAAAGAGGCTGGAGTGCCTGTTACCTTAGAAAATATTATGCAACTAAGGCGCTCTGGTGCAACGAATCTCAGTGTCAAAGTGCCAGTCGACATGACCAGTGGCCAAAAAGGTTTCGAGAATGAAATGAGTCTTAGCAAGGCATTTAAGCAAGAGCCAATTTACAAAGACTACAGCGATATGCAGTCTGCATTTGGTCAGGTGGTTTCATCATTGAGCGCAGGCACACCAATTGGTGATGTGGCTGGCGCTACCAAGATTATGAAATTGCTCGATCCAGGCTCTGTGGTGCGTGAGTCTGAATTGGCAATTGCTATGGCTGCCTCTGGCCGCATGGACCGATTGCAGAACTATTTCAACAACATGATGACTGGCCAGAAACTGACTCCGACCCAGCGCGATGACTTTAAGGCTTTGGCCAACGAACTCTATGCAGCAGCTGGCGATGCGTACAACAAAAAGCGTAATGAGTATCGAGGATTTGGTGAGGCTTATAACTTCAAAAATCTTGATACAGCCCTTGGCGCTCCAGCCAATATCCCATCAGTCATGCGAACAAGACCTGGTGCATCACCAGGAGGTGGTGGTGGTGCAACAAGACCATCCCTTGGTAATATCTTTGGCATACCAGGAGGCTGATCATGGATGGCATTAAAGAGAAAATCAAAGAAGCTCAAAAGGCCGGCTACAAGGATGACCAGATTATTCAGTTTTTGGCCCAATTGCCAGATGTTGGACCACAAGTCACAGCTGCGCTTGAGAATCAATACAAGCCAGATGAAATCCTAAAATTCTTGGGACAGTCTCCGGCCTACCGAGAAGGCACAGAACTGCCAGAAACTTTTCGCGGGTTTGTCAGCGCCATGCAAGGCCCGACATTCAACGCATTCCCCAGAATTGTGGGCGCTGTTGGCGCTCCATTTGCTGCGCTTGAGCAAGGCATTCCATTGTCTGAAGCCTACGCGCAGGGCCGTGACATCATGCGTGGTGCTGCTGAGTCTTATCAGCAAGAATCCCCATACAAGGCCGCTGGTGGCCAATTGGTGGCCAGTCTGCCCATGGTGGTTGGCGGCTTGACTAGCACTGCTGTGAGAAATATTGGTGGCGCTACACTGCCAGCAATTGAAGCTGTCGCACCAAGGGTCGCACCATCAATTCAAGCGGCAGGCAGATACATGACTGCTGCGCCTGGTGCTGGCCAAGTCATGGGCATGGGCCAGCGCATGGCACAAGCTGGTGGTTCTGGCGCTGGCTATGGATTTGTCAGCGGTCTTGGCGGTTCATACGAAGATGACGCAATAGAGATGCTGAAAGAGGCAGGCAAAAGCGCATTGATCAGTGGCGGCCTTGGTGTTACCACTCAGCCAGTGATGGGCATTCTTGGTGCTGGTGGTCGTCAGGCCATGGCGCGTATGTCTCCCACAGCTGCTGGCACATACGCCCAGCAAAAGGTGGCAGAAGCATTGATTCGTGATGTGCCAGAGCCATTGACAGGGGCAAACGCATTGAGCAGAGCGCAGGCCAGACTTTTAAAGTTAGGCCCAGAGGCTCGCATTGCCGATGTGGGTGGCCCGTCAACATTCAATTTGCTCGATGTGCAGGCCACATTACCTGGCACAACGGCAGCCGCTGTAAAACGCGCCACCCGTGAGCGTCAAGTAGGTGCTGGTCCTAGACTGATGACCGCCACCGATGAAAGCCTTGGCACTCAAGGCGCACAGTTTACGCAAACTCTTGAAAACTTTGCGACCCAGCGTTATCAAGAATCACGCCCCTACTACGCTGTGGTTGATGCTACAAATTTATCTGTAGACAATAACTTGATCAATTTGCTTAAAAAGTCAGGCAGTATGCAGCGCGATGCTGAAAACCTTTACAGAAAGCAAACTGGCCTAGACATTGATCTGTCAACCTTAAAGTATGGCGAGCAAGTGCCAATGAATGTCTTGGATACTCTGAAGCAGACTTTGTATGACTCAGCGCAAGCCCTAAGAAGAACTGGCAACAACAATGACGCATTGGCAACTGACAAAATTCGTGTCGATTTGACCGATTTGCTTGTCAATAAATCACCCAAGATTGGTGGCCAGTCTGCCTATGGTTTGGCCATGAAGACTTATGCTGGACCATCACAGATGATGGATGCAGCAGACATTGGTCGAATGGTTATGAAAGGCGACATCTTGGATGTGCAGCAAGCCACTAAGGGCATGAGCAAGTCTGAACTTGATGCATACAGAATCGGGGTCTTGCAGGCTTTGCGTCAGCAGACCGGCACAGAGTCTGGCCGAACATCATTGCTCAAGTTTTATAAAGAAGATGCAACAAAAGACCGATTAAAGGCTGCATTTGGCAATGACTACAAAGCATTTTCTGCTGCTGTCTTGCGTGAAGGTCAACTTAAGCAATTAGAGGCGGCTGGCCGTGGATCGCAAACTGCTGCCAGATTGGCTGGACAGGCTGATCTTGATGTCGCACCATTGGCCCAAGCGGCTGGTGCAGCGGCTTCTGGAAGCCCAATGGCCATTGTTACGGCAGCCACTAATCTGGCCCGTCAGACTCAAACCCCAGAGGCCGTGCGAAATGAGATTGGCCGCATCTTGCTTTCGCGTGATCCTCAGCAATTGGCCCAGCTGGCAGACATTGTCAGGAAGTTGAACGAGTCACGCGCAAGAGCTGCTGGTGTTGCAGGCCGTGGTGCTGGTCAGATCGGTGGAATGTTGCCCGACTATGTTGCACCATAACTAAGACCCAAAAAACGCGGCCACCAGTGGGTCGCGTTTAACTACCCGTCTCTTCTGCCTGCGTCTGGCCAAGCCAAAGTCTTTGTCATCGGCTGACATTTTCTCGCGGTATTTTTTGATGCGCTCTGAGCCTGGCACGGGACCAGGTGCAATGGCATCATCCCCATCACCCCATGACCACAGAGGCCGCCACTGGCCATTGGCGCTCACTCTGGTGTATCCGCTGATGTAGACCAGCTCATGGCGGTGCAAGTCAAACAGAATCCTCGCAGCACTGCGTCTGGCACAAAAGCACAGCTTGGCCAAGTCAAGGTCTGAGAGGTTCCCTTTCTTTTGAAGCGCTGCCTCGATGGCAGGCTCTACACGGGGTTTTAAGCCTCTGGCCATGTGCTGGTCTCCATTCGGGCTTTCAAGCGCTCCAGCATTGTTTTGACAACGAATGCACGGGTTTTAACCTCATTCGGTATGGCATGGCCAAAGACTTCTGGGTGGAGTAAGTCTTTGACCAGGTCAAGGCAGGCATCAAGGGCCGGTGGCAATTCTTTATCTATCAAGGAACTTCTCCAGCGCAGTCACTTCAATATGGTCCACCATAGACTGCAAAATCATGTGGGCAATGTCCACATCAGTGCCAGCGATGTATGCATTGTTGAGGGTCATGCACTCTTCAAAGTCAGGCTCATAGTTTGCACCAAGTGAGTCAGTCGAGCCTTTCTCTTCTGGGCTGTATTCTAGGAAGCACACCAGGTCAACGTCTTCAACTGAGCAGTCGAACTGGAACAAGTCTTTTGGGCATGGGGGTGTTCTATTCATTTTTGATTCTCCTTGACCCATATGCAGTCAAAACAAACTTTCATCATCCAACGCACAAACCAATTTGGTTCGTATCCTTTTACTGGTCTGTAAGAAATACCTTCTCCCTTACGACCACCAAACATATAACAAACCCATTCAGACCTTTCGGGTACATGAAATTTATACGAGCCTTCAGCTTTGTATTCGTCATCAAAGCAAATTGTTCCGCTAGTTGGTTGTTCATTTTGGTTTTCCATGGTTCAACCCCTCCAAGCCAGCATCACGCCAATGCCACCAAAAATAATGATGGCCAAGGTCCATTCGATCAGGGTGGTAATGATTTTCTGTTTCATCGGTTTCTTTCGTTAATGGGGCCGAAGCCCCGTAAGTTTAATTAGGCTGCGGCTTTCTCGGCAAATAAGCGCTTGGCTTCTGTGCCTTGATCGAAATACTCATTAGAGCCATAAGCTGGATCAACTTCATCCCAAAATGTAGGAGAAATGAACTGGCCAGCGTCAAAGGCAGCGTTAACACGGGCGGCTAAACGATCTGCTTTGGCTGATGCCTCTGCGCGTAAATCGGGAAAGTAAGAATCGCCAGACTCTGGGCAAACAACTTCTTGAGTGCCATTGAAAATGGCTTGATGACGAAAGCGCTTACCAGCTGCATTCTCGATGACCACATAAAACTGCTTTGCAATGAATGGATGACCATCACAAGCGAAGCCAGCATTAAAAAGATCAGATACTACTGAGGCGGTAAAAGTTGTGTTTTTCATTTCGTTTCTTTCGTTTACTTGTTTAGGAGTAACGAAGTATGACAGAAATAAACTATCTGTAAAGAATTATTTTTATCTGTTGTTTTTATACATAAAGCGCAATTAGAATGCGCCCATGGAATCAATTCACACTATCAGGGCAAGGGCCAAGGCTCACAAGATAACCATGGCTGCGGTGTGCGAGAAGGCTGGCATCCAGCAGTCCCAAGTCAGCCGGTGGCTGTCTGGAACTGTGGAGCCTCTGTGGACATCAGTCAATCAATTAAACATTGCGCTCAATAAGCTGATCGACCAATCACCAGTCATTGTCGATTGAGGCAGCAGCCGGTGCGCTGGCTTTCTTTGGCGAGATACCAAAGTCAGCAGCTGCACTGGGTTTGCTACCGCCCAATGACTCACCCTTTTCCAAGAGCATGATGTTGTTCAACCCAAACGACACACCCTTGTTGCCGGCTTGGTCATAAGCATAGGCATTCACGGCAACACGGCCATAGTCGCCAGAGACAATCTCATTGTTTCCTAAGATGTCATGGCCATGGGCATCTACTGCACCAGGCTTGGCCGTTGACTTGGTGTTGAAAAAGAAGTGGCCAGCGTATTCAGCGCTTAATGGCGAGCCATCAGATTTCACCTCAGTATCGCCATCACGCAAGGGATTGCGAACAGTCTTTGGGATTTTGTCTCCGAACTTGGCAGTCAGTGCCTCTTTGGCTGCGGCCTTGAGCTGGGCCACAGTCTCTAGGTCAGTCTTTGGGACCAGCACCTGGGTGGAGAACTCTTCTTTGCCGTTCATCTCATTCTTGCGTGCAGTCAGTGCTGAGAAATAAGAGAAGCGAACTTTACCGGTTACGACTTTTGTCATGGTTTTTTCCTTTTAAGGGTTTACAAGTTTTAACGATTTATCGTTTTCTGCGTTTGCAGAAATTGCACTTTAGCACAAATGTCAGTTAAGATGCCTGCAAGTTAAAACGAGGAAACCGAAATGCAGTTATTCCCCCACCAGCAGGAAGCCAAGCTCTTCTTGCTCTCTAGGCGCAGGGCCATACTGGCCGACCAGCCACGGGTTGGCAAGACTCTACCCACAGCAGCTGCTGCCCTAGAAAACCTCCCAGCCCTGATCGTTTGCCCTGCCATTGCCAAAACAGTCTGGGAGGCGGCCTTTGCTAGGCTTGCCCCCAACGTCTCGGTCCATGTGGTCAATGGAAAACGTGAGGCTTCAGAGGTAAATTCAGCAGATATCACCATCATCAATTACGATGTGTTGCAGTATGGTGTAACACACGTTGACAGATATAACACACTGGTTTTGGATGAGTGCCACAGGATTAAGAATCCAAAAGCTCAAAGGACCAAGGCCGCCATGCTGGCCATGAAGAAAGTAGGCCATGTCTATGCATTGTCTGGCACACCCCTGCCAAATAGGCCCATCGAGTTGTGGCCTGTTCTGCACGGCCTTGGCATCTACAGAGGCGGCTGGTACGACTTTGCAGCCCGTTACGCCAAGATGTGGAACGCGCCATGGGGCCTAGACACCAGTGGCGCGTCAAATCTGCCAGAACTCAAGGCGCTCATGCTGCCTCATGTCCTGAGACGCAAAAAAGAAAACATCTTCAAAGACTACAAAGACCCACAGGTCAGCCTGATCACCTTTGATCTGGCCAATGACAAGCGAGAGCAAGCCTTTGATGCTGATGCCTTGATGGCAAACCCCAATGCCTTGCTGGCCTTTGAGGGTTTGGCCGAGATCATGCGCGAGGCCGGTATGCGCAAGGTGCAATACGCTGCCGACTTCATCGATGATTTGCTCCAGGCCAATGAGCCGGTGGTGGTCTTTGCGCATCACAAGGATGTGGTGGCCGAGCTGGAGAAATTCTTGATGGTCCACAAACCCGTGATTGTGGTGGGTGACACATCAAGGGCCAAGCGCGACAAGGCCATTGCAGATTTCCAAGATGGCCAGACCAACTGCATCATCGGCAACATTGCCGCCATGTCCGAGGGTGTGGACCTCTCCGCTGCCGACACCATTGTCTTTGTCGAATGCACTTGGTCCACCTCGGCACTGGAGCAGGCATCAAGCCGTGTGGAGAACATTAACAAGTCAGGCATCCCACCCATCATCTACATTCTGACCATCAAGGCCAGTCTGGACCACAATGTGCTTGCCAAGGTCTTAAAGAAGCTCAATGTCGTGAATCAAATCATTTAACCAACTGGAGAAAC